ATTATGCCTGAAGCACAAGATAAAGGACGTGTTCCGATACAACCTTTTTTGTTTATAGCTACTACCAATCGTATCAACTTGAATGCTATTGAAACTTCCACTACCCCAGAATCGGTTTTGCGGCGGTTTCATGTTCATGCTACTGTTAAGGTGCATCCATTGTATGCCACATCAACAGGAATGTTAGACAAACAAAAAATAAATCTAGCACCCAAGTTTGGAGGTATTATGAGTGATTTGCATTTGATAGATGTAACTAGCCCTGATTATACCTCTAGGAATCTGCAACATTTTCCAATAACTACTCCAGCTTGGTTTTCTCCACATTGGACATATCCAACAATGACAGGGTTGAATTTGAAACAGTTTATTTTGTATTGTTGTGAAGCTTCAAAGAGACACAAACAAGCTGAGGATGACAGAATGAGACTTAGAGATACAATAAAAGCAGACATTAAATGTTTAAAATGTCTTTGTCCAGGATGGGTGTGCTCATGTGTGAAAGATCAAACTGGTTTGATAGAACAGCGATATGTCACTCAACTTGGATATTTTTGCAATTATTTTGCAGGTTACGTGTATGACACTGCGCGCTTGGGTGTCAACACTTTTTTCGCTAATCTGTTACCTACTCCATATGAATACAAAATGCTAGAATCATTGGATAGAATTGATATAATTTCTAGATATCTAGGATTGAATTGTAATATAGGTTATAAACTTAATTGGTGGGATTGTGTTCCCTCTATAATAGTAAAAGATAACCCCTGGTTTGATTGGGCTTACAACGTTATTGAACGCAGAACTCCTGCGGTTAAAACATTGAAAATGGTTCGCACCACATGTTGCATCATGTTTGGATTTATATTATTTCCAAAGGAGTATCGCACCATTGGGTTTGGTAAGCACAATTTTACGATTACTCGTTCAATGATTGCCATTACCACTACTTGCGCGCTGCTCCCTTTTACTAAGATAGTTCATGCTCACAATAAAAGAGTGGTTGATACCATTCTGCGTGATAGGAAAATTTCTGCTGATGAAATTCTGGATCAAGCAGAAATGAAACACGATGACATGCTTTGCAAAGTTCTACGGTATGCAGCTTATGCTACTGGAGTAACGGGAGCCTTGATTGCGTTGCGTTTGGCTTTGCAAGTTTTCAATGACCAGTCCCTACTCTCACCTGATTCAGATGATGAATTTGAGGAACGTGCTACCACACCAAATATGTGGTTCCGTCCTTCAACTAGTTCAGTAGAGAAGGGTACGTCTACTCCTGAAGACATAGTACAGATTGTTGCTAAGAATCTCATGTCTATGAAGTATGAACCATTTCCAGGAAAGGTCATGCATTCAACATGCTTAATTTTGGATAATGATCATTCGCTTATGAACAAACACGTTTGGTTTTATGCCATGCGCAATGGAGAAATGAAATCAGATGTAACTGGTGATTGTAGACCTGAGATGGAGTTTGAGTTCGTTCGAGGTCCCAATGTTACAACAGGTGACATGTATAGGAAAACGTTTAAGAAAAGTGACGTACGTGCCTCGGAATCTTCAGATTTCCTTATTGTAGCCAACGCCAATAATGGCGCACGAAAGAGCTTATTTGATTATTTTGTCAAACTGGATGAATTAGATGCATACACACGCAGCCGAGCAGGTAAGTTTGTACATAGAAGCCTAACAGGTCACAAGAATTCATTTAATGCTACTGTACAATGTACCACAGTGTCGTATCCACGTGCCAACAATCAAGTTACATGGAGAGGATTTGAAGTTCACACTGATCACCAATGGAAAAGTGGTGATTGTGGTAGTGTACTCATCTCACATACTATGCCACCTCGCATTCTAGGTATACATGCTATAGGAATACATTCTGGGTTCATGCTAGAAGGACGGGCTGTGTGTATAACACTAGAAGACATTTTAGTGTTGATGAAACGTGGATTTGAAGTAGAACCTTTAGAGGCGATACCAACTGTATATTGTGGGCAAGTTACTGACATGGCTAGAGATGTACCAAAAATACATTTCATTCATCAAGTTGATTATTCTAATAGATTTGATATTCTAGGTTACAAAACTAATATTGCATCATATGCTACGAAAGTACGACCAACCGAAATAGGCAAGTTGTTAGAAGAAGCAGGACACGGGTCCAATGAATGGCGAGGACCATATATGAGATTCAAATCTCCATGGGAGCCATTTAAAGTCTTCATGGACAAGGCAATGTCACCTATGAAGGATCTACCAAATGATTTGTTGAAGATCGCTCAGATAGATTACGTATGTGGATTTATGTCACACATCAGAGAAAAGAAATTGACGAATGTTTTCAATCAATGCTATCCATTAACAAATCATGAAATTCTCAATGGACGTACTGGTGTGAAATATATGGAAGGTATGGCAATGTCTACGTCATGTTGTTTCCCATTTTCAGGAAAGAAGAGGGACAAACTAGTTGATCAAATTGTTAATGATGATGGAGTCTACATTTATGTACTCAAACCAGAAATGTTGTTTCTGTGGGATGAAATGAAATTGTTTGAGGAGGCATTGGCAAATAAGAGAGAGTGTTTTTTTCCTTTTGTTAGCCAGCAAAAAGATGAGATTGTTCCAAAAATCCGTAAGGGAGAGGAGAACAAGAAGGTTCGAGTATTTCAAAGCAGCTGTTTGCCATTAAGTTTTTTGATGCGCAAGTATTTCTTGCCCATAGTACGCCTGATGAGTATGTTTCCTTTAGCCTCAGAATGCGCTGTAGGAATAAACCCATATGGCGTGGAATTCACAGAAGTGTTTGATCACATCACACAATTTGGAATTGACAGAATATTTGATGGAGATTATTCTAGCTGGGATCAGAAAGTTAATTCCCAGCTTAGTGAAACCGCATTTGAGTGTTTAATTATGATAGCTGAATTGTGTCAAGATAGCACGGAAGTGACATATTCTGATAGGGACATTGTTATCATGCGGACTATGAAGTATGCAGTTACACATGCCATTATCATTTGTCATGGTGCTGTTTTACGTTTCCATGGCACGAAACCGTCAGGACAAACCGTG